GGGTTTTCTAAAGAAGATCGAAACACCAACATTAAACGCTTAGGATTTATAGGGAAGGTTTTGGGACGGAACAACGTTATAGCTGTGATATCAGCTATTAATCCTTATGAAGATGTTCGTCAATCTATTGGGGGAAAAGTGGTTTATGTTAAATGTGATTTAGAAACGGTAATAAGGCGCGACGTGAAGGGACTTTACGCTTTGGCTCTGCTCCCCGAGGGGAACCCCAAGCGCATTAATAATTTTACGGGAATTTCTGATCCTTATGAATCCCCCCTGGGCCCCGATCTGGTAATCAACACGAGGACCGAAACGCTCGAAGAGTCGGTGAGAAAATTAGAAACGTTTATTTTGGAAAGTGCATGAAGGAAGTTACTACGGAGTTTAAGGAAGCGACAATAGCAGTAGATTTTGACGGTGTTATTCATGCGTACTCCCGGGGCTTTCAAGGTCTCGAAAATACGTATGATCCACCACATGAAGGGGCACGAGAGGGCCTTAAACGTCTGAAAGAGTTGGGTTACCGCCTTGTTATTGTATCTAGTCGTCCTGTGGAGCCTATTAGGAAATGGCTGAGATACTACAAGATGGAAGATTTGTTTGAGGATGTTTCTAATGTCAAACATCCGGCCAAATATTATATCGATGATCATGCGGTTAGGTTTGAGAAAGGTAATTCAGATTCGTGGGCAACTGTTTTAGAATTTATAGAAAAGGATAGGAGAAAAAAGTGAGCAGAAGAGCAATGTTTATTGGGCGCTGGCAACCCTTTCATAACGGACATAAGTGGTTGATTGTTAACAAATTAGAGAGAGGGATTCCCATTTTGATTGCGGTACGAGATATTCGTCCTGATGACAAAAACCCCTTCACGACAGAACAAACTATCGAGATGCTTCAAAAGGTCTATGAAGAGTGCGATGTGAAGGTCATCTCCCTCCCTGATATCGAAAGTGTTAATTACGGCCGAGGAGTGGGATACCAGATTAATGAATATACACCACCCGCGGATATCGGTTTTATCTCAGCTACGAAAATTAGAGAATCCATCAACAACAATGATGAGTCGTGGAAGGAAAATGTAGATTCTTCTATTCATCATTTAGTAGAAAAATATTTAAAAAATTGATTGACATGCGCGCAAACGTGTGTTATATTTTATATCAGATGGTTGGAACATTTGCCAACTATACTATAGCTTAATGCACAAGGAGGAAAAATGGCTATTGATCTAGAAAAAATTAAGGCTCGGAAGGTAGGCCTAGAAAATCGGGGAGGGGGCAAGAGCATGTTCTGGCGTCCTACGGATGGTGAACAAACTATTCGTATTGTGCCCACCGCCGATGGAGATCCTTTCAAGGATTTTTGGTTTCATTACAACGTAGGGGAAAATCCTGGATTTCTCTCCCCCAAGAAGAACTTTGGGGAAGATGATCCGCTCGACGGCTTCGTTCGTAAGCTCTTTAATGAGGGCACCGAAGACAGCATTAAGATGGCTAAGAATCTTATGGCTCGTCAGCGCTTCTTCTCGCCCGTAATTGTACGAGGCGAAGAGGATAAGGGAGTACGTATTTGGGGATACGGGAAGATGGTATACGAACAGCTTCTCAATCTGGTGCTCAACCCGGAGTATGGTGATATTACAGACTCGGAAATGGGTACTGATTTGATGCTCCACTATGGAAAGCCAGCAGGGGCTTCGTTTCCGCAGACCAAGATCACGCCTAGGCGTCGTCCATCACTGTTGTGCGAAGAGTCGCCAGAGACATGTGCGGAATGGTTGGAATCGATTCCCGAGTTTGATACGCTTTTTGAGCGTAAGACACCCGAAGAAGTAGGAGGCTTGTTGGATGCTTATCTGTTGGATGAAACCGATACAGAAACAGCATCGAATGAAACGACAAAGTTTACGCCTCAAGCCGCTACGAGTGTAGACGATGCATTTAGTGACTTGCTAGGATAAATGTCCCTCCCGCAGGAAGGCATGGGGTTACAGATGCCTTTTTCATATTATAACACAAGGAACAACAACATGACATCGACCAATCATCTTAACAGCATCAGCGCCCAGATCATTAAGGACCATGGCGCAGCAGAGCTAGCTATTTGCGCCAGAAAGGGGTCACCCTTTCTTATCTATCCACCTCAATGAATCGTCGCGATACGGTGAATTATAAGTTTTTGAAGGCATTTAGCGAGAGGCTTTAGAGGGGAATTTAATGCGTAAAAATGGTAAAAAGATAGGTAAAGTAAGCATTGGTGATATGCGTAAGCTGCTTAATAAAAAGGCAGCCGGTACAGTTGCTTATAACCTTACTCAAGACAACCCTACGGATGTAGACAAGTGGATCCCCACGGGCTCCCGATGGCTTGATTCTATTGTATGCCGCGGAAAGTATGCGGGGATTCCCATGGGTAAGATTGTAGAGATAGCAGGCCTAGAATCCACCGGTAAATCTTATATGGCTGCCCAAGTAGCAGCGAACGCGCAGAAGATGGGCATTGATGTGATTTATTTTGATTCTGAGTCAGCCCTAGATTCGGCTTTCTTGGAACGAGCCGGGTGTACTGTAGAGGATGTTCTCTATGTACAAGCCGTAAATGTTGAATCCGTGTTAGAATATATCGAAGAGTTACTGGGGACAGGGAATCAATTTCTTTTTGTGTGGGACAGCCTCGCATTTACCCCGAGCAAATCTGATATTGAAGGAGATTTCAATCCGCAGTCTTCGATGGCCGTGAAACCCCGAATTCTTGCGAAGGGGTTGTCTAAGCTTGTACAGCCTATTGCTAATAGTGGATCTACATTACTCATTTTAAACCAACTTAAGACTAATATTACTTCTAATATTGCTGAAGCTATGACAACGCCTTATTTCACACCCGGAGGAAAGGCATTAAATTATTCTTATTCTTTGCGCATTTGGTTAACTGGTCGAAAGGCTAAAGCGAGTTTCATCATAGACGATAATGGATTTAGAGTTGGGTCTGAAGTTAAAGCCAAGATTGAGAAATCAAGGTTTGGAACTCAGGGGCGTGTCTGCACCTTCAAGATTATGTGGGGTGTAGAGGAAGTAAAGATTTGCGACGAAGAGAGCTGGTTCGAAGCCATCAAAGCCTCGGAACATCTGACCAATGCTGGAGCTTGGTTCAGCTTAAATTATGAAGATGGCACAACTGAGAAGTTTCAGAAATCTGCATGGCTCGAAAAAATTCGGACGCCAAAATTTCGAGATCGGGTGCTTCAAATTATGGATGAGGAAGTGATTATGAAATTTGAAGATCGCACCGGAAATGCGTCTGACTATTATAACATCGATGGAGAAGAGGAGACAACACAACTATGAGTAAAATAATTGGTATTGATTTAGGAACTACTAATTCAGTAGTTGCGGTAATGGAAGGAGGGAGCCCCCAGATTATTCAAAATCGAGAAGGGGGGCGCACTACGCCTTCTGTGGTTAGTTTCTTAGAGGATGGAACGAGGAATGTGGGCACAACGGCCAAGCGACAAGCTGTGACAAACCCCGAGAATACTATTTTTTCAGCGAAAAGATATATTGGCAAAAGTTTTTCCGAAGTGGAAGATGAAACAAAGAGACTTCCTTACACTGTTACTGCCGGAAAGAATGGTAGCGCTACTGTGAAGGTAGGAGATCAGTCGTTGTCCCCTCCTGAAGTTGCGGCTTTCGTGCTCCAAGAATTAAAACAAGTAGCGGAAGATTATTTGGGCCATCCTGTAACCAGTGCTGTTATTACAGTCCCTGCTTATTTTAATGACGATCAACGTCAAGCTACGAAAGATGCCGGCACCATTGCGGGCCTAGAAGTGAAGCGGATTATCAACGAACCCACCGCGGCCGCACTGGCATATGGGTTGAATAAAAAAGAAGATCTTAAAATTGCGGTTTTTGATTTGGGTGGAGGAACTTTTGATGTCTCTGTTTTAGAGATTGCCGATGGAGTATTTGAGGTAAAATCTACTAATGGAGATACCTCTTTGGGTGGGGATGATTTTGATCGAGTACTCGTAGAATGGTTAATAGCGGAATTTAAGAAGACTGAAGGTGTAGATCTAGGTAATGATTCCCTCGCCTTACAGAGGCTTAATGATGCGGCCGAGAAAGCTAAGTGTGAATTGTCCTCTACATTGCAAACGGAGATTAATCTCCCCTTTATTAGCGCTACAGCAGAAGGCCCTAAACATTTGAATTTGAAGTTAAGTAGATCTAAATTCGAACATTTAATTGATAAGTATGTGAAAAAAACGGT